ATAGATTTTAAGTGCTAAAATTCCTGTAATAGCTGTTAAACCTATTCCTAAAAATGCTAATGTTGCTAAAAATTCTGACATAATCTCACCACCTATTTAATTTGTATTCCTGTATAAGAGGGTGGAGATCCAGAATTTGTGTAAACTGTTAAGTAATTAGTATTATTAATTCCAAATTTTATATTAGCATTCTGAGCCCAATTAGTTCCATATTGTAAATAACTAGTTGAAGCAGTTGTTCCATTAGTTAACCCTAATAATAAATTAGCTGCATTTGAACCATGAACGGCAGTAATAATAATTTCTACACCGGCAGCCGGTTGAAAATCTTGATATACACCTATAGTAGTAAAAATTCCATTTATTACGTCTCCTACAGCCATTTTAAAAAGTCCACCCTATAATTTCTTCATATTTTGAACCTCTAACAATAGTAATTTCAGATATTGTTCTTTCATGTGTTGTTTCTAATGCATTCCCTTCTTCATCTAAATCAGATTCAATAATTGTAAAATTTTCTTTAGGTAAACTTTTTTCAGCTTCTTCAAATTTACAGTGTAAACATTCAGCAATAGGATATTCTGTTTCTATTGAATCATGATTACATTTACAAGGTATATCATACCAACGTGGGTTTTCAATAGTTCCGTTAATTTTCATTTTATGCACCTATTATTATTCTAGAAAATAAATTTGATGTATCTAGTTGAGTTAAACTTGATGAAAGTGCACCACCGTCTCCACTGAGACTAGAATTATGTGTATGACTAGCCACGGTAGAAGACCCCCCTGAACCGCCGCCACCAAAGGACATTATACAGTTACCTCGATTGGTACTTCGTCACGACTTGCCGGCAAAACTTGAGCCTCTACTAGTGTAGTTCCGGCCGCACCGGCTGTTATTGTTAGATAGTTTACAATAGTATTATCAATTGTTGCAAAGTTTGAAGCGGCTAAATTTTGAAATTGTCCATTAAGATTATAATCATAACTTGCGGCATTTGCTGAATCATTGTTTGATATTTTTAATGATATTGCACGACCTAAGAATTGGTCTGGAAAAGATATCCCTGTTGTTACACCAGCCGGACAGATTACTCTAACCGGAAATAATAAGGGAACATTACCCGAATTTATTTGAAAGTTGTTTATGGGTTTAGTAAAAAATGCCATTATAATTACCTCAATTGAGCGGAGAACTATAACGTACGAGTATTGATGTTGGTGTGACTGCACCTGCTGTTTGGGTACAAGACCACTGATACGAACCGGAAGACATATTAACGGGTCCAATTGGCACGCGTCCTGCTGTCGTTGCTGAGATAGCTGTTGAAAAAGCACGGATTGCAGTGCTGTTACCGTTCTTTACCAACGTAAATTGATATAACAGACCAGCGGCCGGATCAACCAAATTTACTATGTCCTGCAAGACATTTGGGGTCAGTGTCAAAAAGTTATTTTGAAGTGTTTGTTGGTCAATCATGAAAACTGGAGCGTTTAGAGCTACCGGAGTTCCAGTATATGTTCTTTGAACTGGAATACCCATTATACACTCATCTCCTGTACTGGAGCACTAGCACCGCCAAAGATACCACCGAGATTGGATAATCCACCGGATAAAATTAGGTTTGCAGCACCACCGACAAGGCCACCTGTTAAGAAAGCGGCACCTGTTGCAGCTATAGGGGTAATTGAACTATTTGGTGCGACTCTACTCATTACTAATGAGACTAGAGAACCGGCTCCAATGCCTTTCACTACTTCACCTATAACGCCTGTTTTCAAACTTGAACCAATACCACGTCCTACGCTTCTTGAACGTCTAACGATTCTTGTTCTTCGTTTAGCCATTGTTCTTTTAGGTTTACTTGTTGTTTTTATTGCTTTCGGTTTTCGTTTTGGTTTTGCTGATTTCGTTTTTTTAGGACCATTCTTTTTAGTTGATTTCGTTTTAAATTTGTTAAATCCGCCGCTTTTCATTATACGTGCGAATTTTTTACGTGCGGCTATTTGTTTTTTAGTGGCCATTTATCAAACACCAAAATCCGGATTAGCATAATTACCATAAGGGTTGTAAGTTACATTTCTGCCATCTGTTCTATTTGTAATATTTCCGGCAAATGTTGATAAATTACCAGCAGTATCAAAAGTTGGAATACCATACTCTTTAGATAATTTTGCCTGAGCTTCTAAAGTTGCATTAGATAAACCAACACGACCGGTATTAATTCCGCCGGAACCATCAAAGGTAAAATCTAAAGGTTGCACGCCATAACTTGAAACTCTTTCTCCAGTTGTTAAATCAATTCTTGCCGCTGTATTGTATTGTTGCTCTAATCCGGCAAAAGATAAAGCTGATTTTTCAAAAGCAGAAGCACGACCTAAAGGGTCTGAAACTTCATTAGTTGGGATAACATAATCTCCTAAATCTAATTGTTCTGTTATTCTTTCTGATGGATTTCTAGCATTACTTTGTGGGGTTTCTACTAAATTACCAAATCTATTAATTGATTGAGTTATACCACTTGTAAAATCTCCAAATGCAGAACCAATACTTGAACCAATACCAGCCGCACCGCCTAAATTTCTATAAATTAGAAAAGCGGCAGCTAATCCACCTAAAGTTAAAATTGTTGTAAATCGAACCATGTTAATCTAAAAACGTTCAATAATTTAACCATATCGGCTTAAACCGCCGAATCTAGTTTGATATTCTTCTTCTAGTCTATCTATTTCAGTTTGTTGTCTAAAGATTAATTGATTTGCTTCTTTAATTGATTGTTGTGCTTCTTCGTAAGCCGCTTGTTGTGCAAAAGCCGCTCTAGTTGATTGATTAAATGGTATGTAAACATCTGGAAAAATAGAAACTTGATTAAGTGGCCCTTTTTCTCCTGTCCAAGCTCTAGATAATTGTGCGAATTCTGAATCGAATTTTGCTAACAAAGATTTTCCGGTAGAAGGAACACCAAAAGTAGAGCCAGCAGGAATTTTTTGTTGTTGTGAAATAAAACTTTGAGTTTTAGATAATTCATTTTGTAAATAATCAATTTGAGTGTTAGCGATTCCTCTTTCATACCCTAAAATTTCCTCAGCAATTTCTAAATTCGAAGATTTAACGTTTTGTAATGTTTCTATGTTACTTTGCCCTTTTTCAATTGCTTTAACTTGTGCTTCGCCAAGCTGTAAAGAATAAGGGTCGATAAACGGAATGTTTGAAGTTCTTGGTAAAATGCTCGACCCTTTAGAGAAAACCAAAGCCGCGAGTAATCCAATACCAACGATAAGAGCCTCATTGAATTTTACCATTAGTTACAGAAAAGACACTTGTCAACTTTAAAAGTTTCTCCATTCCATATTATACCCCAACCTAAATAACATGAAGTGCATAATTGGCCTTTCTCCTTACCTCTTTTAGACAGACATGATATCTGTATCGGATAAATCATCTTTTTTATTTCCTTTTGGCGACTTTATGAATTTTTGAATTAACTCATTTACTTTGTCTGGATTATCTTTAACAAGTTTTTCAATGTATTTCATTGTTGAGGGGTCTTGCAATAAAGGCTGTATATTTTTAGGTAACATTGGAGCAAATTGAGAAATTAATTGAGATATACCGCCTAAAGGATTAGCCTCATCAAAATCGTCTTTAGATATAGATACTCCTTGCTTCATTTTATTGAGTTTACCGGTTAATTTTTTGTTATCCTTTTCTAAACTATCAATGTATTCCAAATATCGATTTTTTAGTTTGCCATGAATCTCATTAGAACCAAACATGTTTTTTGTAATAATAATACCCATAACACCGGCGGCAATTACTGCAACTAGAATAATATATTCAATCACATCAAATTACCTAACAATTCAAAAGCTTTTTTTCCTTTTGCTGTAATTTTTACTTCTGTGCCGGATTTTTTACCGCCTTTTCTTGCAATTACATATCCCTCTTTAATTAATGCCATACCTAAAGTAAAAATTTCATTATTATTCATATTATTTTAGATAATAATACTATGATATTAGTGTTTTTTACCCCCTATCCCCACACCCCTGACCCCCAACATTACCCAAAAAAGCCAGCTTTTCGCTAAGTTAATTTAGCTGCCTATCTTATCTTATCTTATCCTCATTTAATATTGCGATTCGGGAAGTGGCAGGGGGGAATCGCTCTAGGGGCTGGGCGAAGCCCCATAGCGTTTAGAGGAAATAAACGCTATGGTTTTTTTGTTCGAAAAATTTATAATATATGTGTGTATGTGTATGTATTATGCCAACACAAAAACAAAGACAAGAGCGATTACAAATAATCGCTGAAAAGTACAAAGCCAACAAAGAAAACGGTTGTAGTGAAGCCCTAAACCGTAAGTTATTAGATGATTATATGAAACAAGTTTGGTTTTTAGGCCACCAAACTAGAGAAGATTATCTTCTCGTTGTAGAATCATTAGAATTTAGAGAGAGTAAGAATTGATTGCACCTACTGATTCAATCGATATTATCGAAAGGATAGTTAAATCTTATAGATTTGATTCTTTCAATGATAAAGACCCCGACCCAATATGTGCATTAATGGACATACATGATATCTTGGCCCATAGTGAAAACGGTTTAGAAGATGAATGTAAACATGCTATGCATTTATCAGATAAGGAACAACAAAAGGGAAAATAACCCCTTTATTTCCTGTCTAGTCGTCCGCATAACTTGGCTACTTTCATTCTAGTTTCAATAGCAAACGCTAGAATAAAGAATAGTAATGCTGGAGTTAAGTATTCAATCATTTGTTAGGATTATAGATTTTAAGTGCTAAAATTCCTGTAATAGCTGTTAAACCTATTCCTAAAAATGCTAAT